CCCGGTCTGTTTCGTCTCAATCCATAACGGCCACGTCTCATATGCATCCACGAAGGCAGCCCGTTGGTCATTGTTCTTTAGCACTGGCAGTTCCGGCTGCTCTGGCCTCGGCGGCGGATTCACGATGTCATCCAAATCGCATACATAGCTGGCCAGGGCACAAACCTTTAGTTTCAGCCGGCGGATATAGATGTCATTTTCGTCTACCCCACATTCCAGTCCTGCCTTAAGCAGGTTTTTCGCACGTTCCAGCTCATCCTGGGCAATCTGCAGCTCGGTCATGGGTTCCTCCGGGGCCCGGATGTCATCCTCCGTTTCTGAAATCTCCGTGAATTCACCATCAATCACGGTATCCTGGGATTCCGGCATGCCAGGAACATCGTCTTCATGTTCTGATGCCTCATCCTCAGCGCTTCCCAAGAGGCTGAGTAATTCCTTTACGTACTTGCTCCAGGTCAAGCTCAGAAATGTCTCGCACATATTATCCTGGAAATGAATCCGTTCCGGGCCGCATTGATAAAAGCCGTACTCCGTTGACCCGCTGTCATGGGGTTCTCCGTAATTGATTATCAGCTCCTGCCTCAGCAGTTTCACGTTCCCGTCATTGACGGCCTGCGCACACGGCTTGGACATGTGATGCTGATAGAAGTCCAGAACACATTCCTCCTGGGAAGGGATGGCTGTTTTCCCCTGTTGCACATCTGCGGCTTCCAGTAGCGGACAATCCGGCTCTGCCTTTGGGGTTTCCAGATGCTCCGGGCGCCGCTGCGAACTATAACATTCCAACTCACAGTCACCGCGCCTGACGCATTCCCAGCAGCACACCCGGCTGCAGTCCTCCCCGGTTCCCGGGATGAGCTTATGGGCCTCCTCCAGGGTGCAGTCAAATTCCGGCCGGTGGATGCACTTCCCGGACTTCTCTGGATGAGCCTGTTCTGACTTTGGTAGTTCCGGCTCAGGCTCCGGTTCAACTTGTGGCGTCACAAGTTCCGGCTCCGTCTTTACTCTGTGTCGGAATTGGTATTCTTCCTCCAGACGGGTATTTTCTACGTCGAATACGGTCCGTCCCGAATCCGTGTAAAAAACTGTAACGTCCTGCCGTTTAAGAACTTTGTATGATAGTCCAAAAGCAGTAACTTCACACTCTTTTTCGGGCCTGGCATATCCGGCATCCAGGTATGCTCCTACAACCACGGCAAGGGCGGCACCATACGCATTGTCTATCGTCCTGTTTCCAGCAGTGAAATGTATTACCTCCGGCTCTCTTTCAGCTCCTTCATCCAGTTGCGATGTTACAACTTTCCCGCTCAGCTCTCCCTCATGTTCCTTCAGCTCTGGTTGTAATGTCACAACTTCTTTTTCCAGCTGAGGTTCCGGCTTCCGGATAGCCTGCAGCTGCTTCACTGTCATATCCGGATTAACCAGGGTCCGCTGTTCTTCCGTCAGGTAAGCCAGCTCCACCAGCTGGGAAATTTTATACTCCCTATACTCTTCCGCCAGCACCGGGCTGTTCCCGTCCTTACTCAACTGATCATTGACCTTGATGCACCGGCTGGCCCATCCCTTATCCCGGTCATATTTGTCACGGACGAATTCCTCAAAATTCTGATATCCAGCCTCCTGGAAGAGTTTTCTGTCTCGGATGGCCTTAAGATAAAACCCAACCAACCGCTATGTAATTCCTGACTGAGGCCCACATATTGGTTTCTATACCATCCATGGCCTGTGCCAGGGTCATGTCACGTTCATACCACTGCATTACTTCATTCATCGTGGCCCTCCTACTTCATCGTCTCATATATCCACTTCTTCTCATTCCACGCAACAGCCACCGGCGCCCCGCAGTCATAGCAGTCCACGTCAAATTCAGTCTCTGTCATGTTGGTCAGATACCTGGCCTGCCTGCCGCATTCACATTTCATGTACAGCGGAACCATACGCTCCATCCTTGTCACGGCCCCGCATTCACACCGGTAATGATTCAGCCGTGTCTTG